ATTAATTATATCTATTTTTATTGATTTTTTTAGTTCATATAGTAGATAAATATATGCACCTACTATAGGTAAATTGATTAAAATTACTTTCAGGTTTGTTTCTTGAAAAAACAGAGTGAGAATAACTAGAGGTATATAGACTATTTCTATAATACCTAATATCATTAACTTGTTGTTTGTATTTGTTTTTTCAAGTGATAAGTAATACTTAATAGGTTGCATATTCATCAGCATTATAGGGAAAAATAAAAATAATGCTATAGGAATAAATATGGTTGAGAAGTTACTGTTTAATGAGTTAATGAATAAATTTCTTGCATCAATGCTAACTAAATAGTTTAGCAATAAAAATGAGGATAAAATAGTTAGAATTATTCCTATAATAGTTGATAAACCAACTATTATAAAAATAAAGTTATATTCTCTTTGATAATTGCTTTTTATAGATTTCTTAATGTCAGCAGGAAATACAAACATTTACTTTAATCCATCATAAATCGGTTTAAGCACTTGGTTCCACACTTGGTCGTTTACATCGCCGGCGTGGCGGTATTGAATCACGCCGTTGCCGTCAATAATAAAGGTTTCGGGTGCACCATAAACACCTAAATCTAAACCGAGTGAGCCTTTCGGGTCAAAAATAATCGCTTTATAAGGGTTGCCGTAATTGGCTAAGAATTTAATCGCTTTTGGGCGTTCGTCTTTATAATCAATACCGACAATTTCCACCCCTTGTTTTGCCAAAATGGTTAAGTATTCGTGTTCGGCATAACAAGTCGGACACCAAGTTGCCCACACGTTAAGCAGGCGAGGTTTGCCGGTTTTGACGATATTTTGGTCGATTGTCTGTTTTTCATCTAATACCGATTCTAAATTAAAGCTCGGAACTGTTTTGCCAATTAAGGCTGATTCTAATTTTTTCGGATCATCGCCTTGCGAGTTGCGAGCGAGTTGAACCAAAAATGCCACAGATAACGCCAAAAAGAGAATTAAAGGAAGTAGAAATTTTTTGTTCATTGTATATGCCTAATATCAATCACTCTCAAAGTCGTTAGCTTACCAAAAAATAGTTGAATAAGCATTGATTTAAATAAAAAATCCGTTGAGTGGTATTCAACGGATTTTAAGGTATTACAAGCGGTCGAAAAAGCCCAATTATTTGCAAAATATTATTTGCGTAATTTTACCGTTTCAATGGCGTGGTCTTGCCCTTTGATTAAAATGAGGTTGGCACGCTCTCGGCTTGGGAGAATATTTTGGCGTAAATTTAAGCCGTTGATCTCTTCCCAAATCGTTGAGGCGGTTTCAATCGCTTCTTGCTCGGACAAACTCGCATAATGGTGGAAATAGGAGTTTGGGTCGGCAAAGGCACTGCGGCGGAATTTCAAGAAACGGTTGATATACCATTTTTTCAGCAAACTTTCTTCGGCATCCACATAAATAGAAAAATCCACAAAGTCCGATACAAATACATTATGTGGGCTGGACGGGTAGTTCATTCCACTTTGTAACACGTTTAGCCCTTCTAAAATCACAATATCGGGTTGATCCACCGTATTAAATTGATTTGGGATAATATCGTAGGTCAAATGTGAATAAATCGGAGCTTTCACATTGCGTTTGCCGGATTTAATATCAGATACAAAGCGAATCAGGCTGTGAATATCATAAGATTCCGGAAAGCCTTTTTTCTTGAGTAAGTTCTTTTCGGTTAGCGTTGCAAGTGGATATAAAAAACCGTCGGTGGTAATTAAATCCACTTTTCGCTCTTTAGGGTAATGGGAGAGCAGAGCTTGCAGAATACGGGCAGAGGTACTTTTCCCAACCGATACGCTGCCGGCAATACTAATAATGTAAGGGACTTTTGGCGGTTCAATGCCGAGAAAGCGATGTAAGACTGTCTGGCGTTTTAAGTTTTCTTCTATATAGTATTGAATTAAACGGGCAAGCGGTAAATAAATAGTGCGTACTTCTTCTAATGAAAGATCTTCATTAAAGCCTAAAAGCGGTTTTAGGTCTTGCTCGGTCAGCTTCAATGGAACGGATTTGCGTAAATCAGCCCATTGTTGGCGATCAAAAGTGAGAAAAGGAGTAATTTTGCTGGTTTTTTCAAGGCTCATAGCCAAAATCTCAATTTTTTGCTGGAATATTAAGGTAATTAAATACCAAATTAAGGGCGTAACTATACAATATATGCACTTATTTTGCCGTAGTTATGCAGAGAAAATCCGTTGTATTTTACAAAAAATAGTCATTTTGTATATTTAAAAATCGAAAGAACGCTTTTTTTAATATTTTTTTAAAAAACACTTGCACGCTGTTAAAATTTCCCTATAATGCACATCACTTGCTTACGACACAGCAACGCCGACTTAGCTCAGTAGGTAGAGCAACTGACTTGTAATCAGTAGGTCACCAGTTCGATTCCGGTAGTCGGCACCATTAACTCAGGCGTAAATAAGTATTCAATTATCGTGGAGGGGTTCCCGAGCGGCCAAAGGGGGCAGACTGTAAATCTGTTGGCTCAGCCTTCGAAGGTTCGAATCCTTCTCCCTCCACCATCTCTGATATTTTGAATCGCGTAGGTCAGACGAATTTAGAACAGCGGGCATCGTATAATGGCTATTACCTTAGCCTTCCAAGCTAATGATGCGGGTTCGATTCCCGCTGCCCGCTCCAAGCGCTGATATAGCTCAGTTGGTAGAGCGCACCCTTGGTAAGGGTGAGGTCGGCGGTTCAAATCCGCCTATCAGCACCACTTCTCTGAATTCTATCTTTCTCACGCAAATTTTTATTGGTATTAATTTCTACATTATGGTTAATGGGTTCTTTTGTTCCATTGTAACCGTTTTTGTTTAAGAGGCTTTTAGAAAATGTCTAAAGAAAAATTTGAACGTACAAAACCGCACGTTAATGTGGGTACAATCGGCCACGTTGACCATGGTAAAACAACTTTAACAGCAGCAATCACTACCGTATTAGCAAAACACTTCGGTGGTGCAGCTCGTGCATTTGACCAAATCGATAACGCGCCAGAAGAAAAAGCGCGTGGTATCACCATCAACACTTCACACGTTGAGTACGATACAGCAACTCGTCACTACGCACACGTTGACTGCCCGGGACACGCGGACTATGTTAAAAACATGATTACCGGTGCGGCACAAATGGACGGCGCTATCTTAGTAGTAGCAGCAACTGACGGTCCAATGCCACAAACTCGTGAGCACATCTTATTAGGTCGCCAAGTAGGTGTACCATACATCATCGTATTCTTAAACAAATGCGACATGGTAGATGACGAAGAGTTATTAGAATTAGTTGAGATGGAAGTGCGTGAACTTCTTTCACAATACGACTTCCCAGGTGATGACACTCCAATCGTACGTGGTTCAGCGTTACAAGCGTTAAACGGCGTAGCAGAGTGGGAAGAGAAAATCCTTGAATTAGCAAACCACTTAGACACATACATTCCAGAGCCTGAGCGTGCGATTGATAAACCATTCTTATTACCAATCGAAGACGTATTCTCAATTTCAGGTCGTGGTACAGTAGTAACAGGTCGTGTTGAGCGTGGTATCATCCGCACTGGTGATGAAGTTGAAATCGTAGGTATCAAAGATACAGCGAAAACAACCGTAACAGGTGTTGAGATGTTCCGTAAATTATTAGACGAAGGTCGTGCGGGTGAGAACGTAGGTGCATTATTACGTGGTACTAAACGTGAAGAAATCGAACGTGGTCAAGTATTAGCGAAACCGGGTTCAATCACTCCACACACAGACTTCGAATCAGAAGTTTACGTATTATCAAAAGAAGAAGGTGGTCGTCACACTCCATTCTTCAAAGGTTACCGTCCACAGTTCTACTTCCGTACAACGGACGTAACAGGTACAATCGAATTACCGGAAGGTGTAGAGATGGTAATGCCGGGCGACAACATCAAAATGACTGTTAGCCTAATTCACCCAATCGCGATGGACGAAGGTTTACGTTTTGCGATTCGTGAAGGTGGTCGTACAGTAGGTGCGGGCGTTGTAGCTAAAATCATCAAATAATTAAGATTGTTTGATAAATTGAAAAGCTAAATAAAAACTAGAAAGAGGCATATCGAAAGGTATGCCTCTTTTGCTTTTATGCCGATTAAGCTAGCCATATCATATCATTTCATTTGCAAAAAATCGGCGAGAAAAGACCGCTTGTCATCAAGAGATTTTGCATGCGGCCTATTTTTCTCAAAATTGCTAAATAGTTATAACTACCTTCCTCTTAATTTAGTATAAATTCGTTATAGCTCTTTCTTTAAAAGAAAAACACCTTGTTCGATAAAATGTACATAGGCCTGTTTGATATGAGGGTAAAAATTTTCAGGTTTAGTATTGACTAATAAATCTTTCCCTTCCCATTCAGCTATAATTTCCCAATGATTTCCCATATAAACTGCATTTTTAATTTTACAGAGTTGACTTATATTTCCTTGTTCAGCTAAATGAATAGCTTCTGGACGAATGCCAACTAAGCATTCCCCATCGGGTAACTCAAATTGTTCAGCATTTGCTAACGTAAATTGATATCCATTTATATTAATTTGGTTGCCAGCTATCGTGCCTTCAAAAATGCTGCTTTCACCCATAAAATTTGCTAAGTGTGGGGTACTGATCTTTTTTGCATAGAGAGAAAGAAAAAAATTTGGGCGGAAAAATAACGGCGAGCCCCGTGAATACAAGGGTTCGCCGTTATTGTTTGGTTGGAGCTATGCAAAAAACAAAATGAGCAGGATTAGAAAAAAACGAGCAGTTTTTGCGTTATTTTTTGCATAGGTTTGATCGGTTTTAAAACTATTTTAAATCTGTTTTAAACTAAAGAATGCCCGATGTGTACCACTTGCCCGATGATTTGTAGGTTTTGGGCTTGGTCTGCTGTAATCTTTATTAACTCGTACTCTTCTCGGTTGTCTGAAATAAGCTCTACACCGTCCCATAGCAGTTTTACACGCTTAACCCAAACACTGTCGCCGTTTTGTACAATGTAAATATTATTGTCGCCTCGTATCTCATTACGACTTAAATCAACTAGTAGCTGGTCGCCATTATCAATAGTCGGATACATCGAGTCTCCACTTGCCCAAAAAACAGCACACTTCTTGGCATTAACACCAAGCGTATGCAACAAGCTATCAGCATAAGGCTCTTGTCCATCAGGTTTTGTTACACCTTCATTAAAGCTCCCAAAGCCTGCAGATACTTTAATAGATGCAAAACTATCAATCATTGAGATTATGTTATTCAAAACGGTGCCTGATAATTCAGATCCTTTGTTTTGCTCTTCAGGTGTAATCTCTCTTACTATGCTATCCTTGATTGCATTTATTCCACTTTTAAATCCGAGTGCTTCTTGGGCTTTACGAGGCAATGAAGTTATGTGATATTCATTCCCCCCACCTTTTACTCCAACTGCATCACGTTTTATCCAGAGTTCTTTTAATGCCTTTCTTGTAATGTTTGTTGCTTGCTTTGGAAGGTCAGGCAAATCCAATTCTTCTAGTTCTTTGGCTGAAAACCAAACTTTATCAAATGATTTCATAATTAACCCCTTCTTAATCAAAAATGATTTTAAAATCAAAATTGATTAAGTTATTTAAAATCAATAGCTTACAAATAGATTTAAAAAAGATTTAAAAAATTTATTAAATCACTATTGATTTAGAAAAGAATAAGTATTATATTTAGTCCTGTAGTTAATCAAGTACGCTAAAGCGTAGCAAATAAACTAAATGTGGAGGATCTCACAAAATGAATAAAAAGAAAAGAGCTCAAGATATGCATAGAGCTGATATTCGAGCTGAATTGATGAAGAAAGGAATAACATTTTCTCAGTTAGGGATTGAGAATGGGCTTTCCAAAACAACAGTAAGAAATGCTCTTGATAAACCTTATAAAAACGGTGAAGAAATTATCGCAAAAGCATTAGGAAAAACGCCAGCCGAAATATGGCCTAGTCGTTACCCTGATGTTGCATAACAAGGATAGCTGTTATGAAAGATTGGTTTAGTGCAAAAGAATTAGCAGGTATTAGTGGCTTATCAAAATACCCAACAAATGTAACTAGACAAGCCAAAAAAGAACAATGGGCAACTCGTCCATTGAAAGGGGTTAAAGGAGGTGGTTTTGAATATCACATTAACTCTTTACCCACCGAAGTTCAAACCGAAATCCGCTCCCGCTTTATGTCGGCGGTGGTGGAAGCCAAGCCGAAAAAGTTACCGGTAGTGCGTGCAGAGGTGGATGTGGGAAACCTGACCACCAAACAGCGAGAAATTGCTGATGCACGAATGGCACTGGTGGCGTATGTGTTGGAGTTGGAAGGCTCAATGAGCCGGATTAAAGCGATAACCTACCTTTGCAACCTTGCCAAACAAGGCGAAATGCCACCGCACTTGGCGGAGCTGGTTGCCGTAGCAAATGCTAAAAAGACGGCAAAACGCACACTCTCGGTGCGAACCTTAAACGGCTGGGTGGTGGATTACTGCAAGGCAGAGAACGCCGAGCAACGGTTGAAACTGCTTGCCCCACAGGTACGGCAGGAGACCAAGCCGGAAGAAATTTGGTGGCTAAGTGCTTTTTTAGGCGTATATCGGCAGAAAAACGGTATTTGCCTCACCGAAGCCTACCGAGAATTTGAGGTGGAATGGGCGTATCAGTATGCAGACAACCCGCTACTGTTGGCACAATGCCCCAGCCTAAGCCAAGTACAGCGAGCGATGAATAAGTTGCCGTTGTATGTGAAAGAGTACGGCAGACGCACCGGCTCGCATTACAAGCAGTTACTGAGCTATGTGAAGCGGGATTGGTCGGTACTTCGAGCAAATGATGTATGGATTGGTGACGGTCACTCACTGAAGCTCAAAGTAGCCCACCCGATACACGGTAAGCCGTTTACCCCTGAGCTGACAATGATTGTCGATGGTGCTGGTAGAAAAGTGGTGGGCTGGTCGCTGGCACTCAGTGAGAACGCCTTTGCGGTGGCTGATGCACTACGCCACGCCATTAGCCTACACGGTGTGCCGGCAATCTACTACTCGGATAACGGTGGTGGTGAAAAGAATAAATTTTTGGATGCGGAAATCACGGGGATGTTGCCCCGCCTCGGTATCCGACACGAAACAGGGATTGCGGGCAATCCGCAGGGGCGAGGCATTATTGAACGCTTAAATAAAACCATCGGTATGACGATTGCCCGACAGTTTGAAACCGGCTATGCAACCGGTGCAGATCCGGAAACCGTTCGCAAAACCCTGTATGCGGTGAACTCACTGGCAAATGCCAAAGGGGAATTAACCCCACTACAACGTAAAGCCCAAGGCAAATTGCCAACGTGGCAACAGTTGATTGAAGTAATCCAATCGGTGATTGACTGGTACAACAACGAGCATATTCACTCGGAAATCCGTACCACGCCGGCACGCAAATATCAGCAGATGTTGCACGCAGAAGATGTGGTGATGTTAAGCCCTATTGAGTTGCGGGATATGAGCCGACCGGAATTTATCCGTAAGCCGGATCGAGGTTGGGTAAGTTGGAATAACAACCACTATTTTAACTTGAAATTACTGGATTTTGACCGTGAAGAAGTGGTGATCGGGATTGATATTCACAATGCCGAGAGCGTGCAGGTGCGTACCAAAGACGGCAGGTTTATTTGCGAGGCAATTTGGAACGGTAACACCCGAGAGGCATTCCCGGTGGCGATGGTAGAACAGCAGCGTAAAGAACGCCATAAACGCCGAGCCAACCTTAAACAGCAACAGCTTGATGAGATTAATGCGGAATTAAACCCGGTTTTAACCATTGAGCAGAAAAACGATTTTAGCTTGCTGGCAACGGCAAGAAAACCGAAAAAAGAAGTAGAACCGATTTTTTTGACCCGAGCAGAAAAAGAGGATTACGAAAAAAAGTTAGCAGTGGGAGGCTAAACGATGAAAAACCAAGAACTTAGAGCCTTAATGGATAGCAAAGGCTATCAACAAAAACAAGTGGCACAGCTTTTAGGTGTATCCGTTGCCACAGTCAGTCTGTATCTCAAAGGCGATTATAACGGCAATGTGGCTGAAATGGATCGCAAAGTAGACGAGCTGATTGAGCGTGATAAGGCAAAAGTGGTGGAAGCGAAATATAACGCTGCTTTTGTGCCAACTTTGGCGGCACGCAGAGGAATGGAGGTAATGCAGTTTGCCCATATTGAAGGCGAAATTAATGTGATTTTTGGGGCAGCCGGCTTAGGTAAAACCCAAATGCTCAAAGAATACGAACGCAGAAACAGCTCTGCAACATTAATTGAGGTTGATCCGAGTTGCACACCTAAAGTCTTGCTCCGCAAGATTGCCGAGGCGGTGGGGGCAAATGCCAGAGGGGTAAATAACGAACTATTAGAAAGCATTGTGAACAAGTTAAAAGGCTCTGAAAGGTTGCTAATGATTGATGAAGCTGAATTACTTTCGACCCGCTCGCTGGAGTTTATCCGCCGAATCCACGATTTAACCAGCGTGGGCGTGGTGTTAGCCGGTATGCCGAGATTGTTGGTTAATCTTAAAGGTAAAAATAATGAGCTGGCACAGCTTTATAGCCGAGTAGGTTTTGCTTGTGATTTGGGAAATGCCTTGAGCGAGGAAGATTTGGGGCTATTAGCCGAAAGTGCGTTAGGTACAAATGAATTTAATGCCCCGCTAATTAAAGCTTGTCACGGCAATGCCCGCCGATTAAGTAAGTTAATGCGTGGCGTGGTGCGGTCTAGCGAGATTAACCAAACACCAATTAGTAAAGATTTGGTTGAGCAATATAGCAAGATGTTGATTAGCTAAGGAGCAAGTTATGCAAAAGGTTTACAGCGAAAAAGCAGGCGAAATGATGAACCCCTTAAATGCGTTTATCCACGACAGCCTTGTGAAGTTAGAAATTGCCACTTTGGAATGTGAGGCGATGGAGTTGGAAGTTGAACGAGTGGAGTTTGAAGCGAAAAGCCCACCCCGCTTGGTCTTACGGGATAACTGCAAAACACAGGATTTAGTCAAGAACGGCTTGGCAAGCCTGTTTGGAATGAAAACCAAAGGCGGCAGACGGTATGACAGCTATCAAATGCAGGTGCGGGGGGTGAAATGCGTGTGGGAGTCTGAACGTGTTACGAAGGTGTAGAAATGAAAAAACGGCGAATGATTTATGCCCTGTATGTTGGCGAAGAGAATGTGGCTGACGGTACGGCGGAAGAGTTAGCAGAACGGTTGGGGGTGGAGGCGAAAACAGTGCGGTTTATGTCGTCCCCTGCTCACAACAAAAGAGTGAAATATAACGGTAAAGCAATCCGCACCGTGAAAGTCGGGTTGGAATAGAGAGGAAGTATTATGAGTAAAGTAACAATCGGTAATGAAATTTACTGGAAAGATGCTGATGGCAATTTAAAGCCGGAGGCATTAGTAAAAGAAATCGACAAAGAACGTGATGAATTAGTTCGCCAATTTGTAAGCAAAGCACAAGCGTTAAGCAAAGCGTTAGGTGATTTTAAACAATCCGTATTTGATGACGTGGGGGCTTTTGTCAGCCTATCGGCTGACAAATATGGAGTAAAAATTGGCGGTGCAAAAGGCAATATCACACTATTTACTTATGACGGTGAATATAAGTTGCAGTTAGCAGTGCAAGAGAATATTCGCTTTGATGAGCGTATTCACGCAGCAAAAGCCTTGATTGATGAATGCTTGCACGATTGGTCGGAAGGGGCAAAACCGGAGCTTAAAGCCTTAATTGATAATGCGTTTGAGGTGGATAAGGAAGGTAATTTATCTACAGCAAAAATTCTCTCTCTCCGCCGTGTTGAGATTGATGATGCAAGATGGAATCAAGCAATGACAGCGATTTCAGATAGCGTACAAGTGATCGGTAGTAAAGGTTATATCCGTTTTTATAAACGTGATGAAAACGGAAAGTATCAGCCGATTAGTTTAGATATGGCGGGGGTTTAGAATGTTTATTACTTTTAATGTTAATTATACGGATAAACCTGTTGTGGTTAATACAGACAAGGTTTGTTCAATAGAAAATATTAACGGGAATGTAACAGTACACTTTTGTGATAACAAAAAATTAATAATGATGGACTTTGATGATAAAGAATATGCATCGTTATTAAATCATTTGCATATTTTAAATCAGTTAAAAAGAAAGTCTTAGTTAAAAAACCTTTTCAATGCCCTTTAAAAATCTCCCCTAGCCCCTCTTTTTCAAAGAGGGGGACAAGATAGAAGGGCATTTATAAAGTGTTTTAACCACAGGAGGAAAAAATGAAAACAGAACAAAAGGCGACCGAGTTTGACCGCTACAAACATTATGCCGAGAAAGCAGCGGAAGCCGAACGTAAAGGCAATTATGCAGAAGCCCAAGACCATTGGAAAGTTGCAAAATTATCAGCAAAAAAGACCGCTAACTGAGACTGGGCGGGGCAACGAGCGGTATTTTGTAAACGTATGCATAAGAAACCGTTTTAGGAGGAGATGATGACCGAACAAGAGAAAAACGAACTTAACAGCCAATTAAACGAGGCGTTAATGCAGATTATTCAGGCACAAAAATATTTAAAACAGAGTGACTTTATTCGCAGTGGTGTTTATCTCGGCACGGTGCAGGATTTGTTGCCAAAGGTGCATTTGAAGTTATTAACGGCAAATCGGAAACATTAACCACCCCAGTAAGGAGTTAAGAATGAAATTTAGATTTTTTAAAGGGGATATAACCCAAGAGCCACTAAAAAGCATTTATGCAGATTATCAAGTATCTAAAGAAGAACGCAAGGATAAGCTCAATGCTATTTTAGAAAAATATCCTTTCAATGATGGATTAATTAGTAGGTCAGGCTGGTTTCATAGAATAGTTATAGGGATTGCTTGTAAAGCAACCAATATTAGCCAAGTTTTAGATGTTAAAGGGTTCAAGGTCGGTAAATTTAATGATGAGTTTTACCTCGTCAAACCTGATAAACGTTACGAAAAAGGGAAAGAACTTGCAGAAGATTTTAAAGCAATTAATGAAATTTATGAGAAACATCGTGATTTTTCGCCCTATATCTTAAAACGTTTGAATATGCTTTATTTTGTAAGTGATTTTAGTTATTCCCCAACATCAGGTAGAAGTTATTTAGCCGTAGCAGGCATTTGTGAAAACACCTTACTGGTTGAAATGCCAATGCCTATTGATAAAAATGATGAACCATTTCCTGAGATTGCAGAGGGATTGGTTGAGATTAAAGAAAGTGAGTTTTTAGCAATACAGGGGAAGTAATAAAACCCATTTACAGCCCATTTAACCCCTATTTAAGTGGGCTGAATAATGTGTTTTATAGGAGCATAAAATGGAATATCAAAAAATTCCTGAATATCGGTTATGTAAAAAGAAATCGGGAGAGATTGTGTTACAACAATTAGTTATTTGCGAGCTAACTCCAGCAACTTGGCATAACCCATACCCTGATAGTCGAACTTATTGGGTTGATCTCGAAACAATAGAAGAAGGAACAGAATGATGAAACTATGCAAATGCCCGATTTGCCATTCCGACATCTCGTTTGAGGCGTTGATTGAAGATGATGCAGGGCGTGAGTTGTTAAATACGATAGTCAATATCGGTGGGAATTGTGGGCGTGCGGTGGTGGCGTATTTAGGGTTATTTAAGCCACAGAAAAACAGCCTTGCCAATAGCCGAGCCTTGAAAATTGTGCAGAGTTTATTGGAGCTTTACCCTCCCTCTAATGTGTTAGAAAAAGCCTTAATGGATACGGTGGAACAAGTAAGACGGAATCGGCGTGAAACTGGCAGATGTGAGCCGCTGGCAAATCATAATTACTTGAAGAAAGTATATGAAAGCGTGAAGCCACAATTTGCAGTAGTAAGAAGTGAAGCGAAAGCAGTGAGTAGCCTTGAGCAACAGCAACGGCAAGCAGACCAAAAGAAACACGATGCCGTGATGTATGTGGAACGAATGAAGCAAATGGGGCAACTGGAAGCCGTTAAGAACACCGAAAGTTATCAAATTTGGCTGAAATGGCAGGAGGAAAAGCAAAATGCAACCGCAAACTAGAAAGCAGATGATACAGAAAATCCATATCGGCAAAAATGAGCTAAAACTGGATGATAACGCCTATAAAATGCTGTTGTTAGAGGCGGTGGATAAACCAAGCTGCTCAATGATGACCGATAGCGAATTAATGACCGTACTGCAAACAATGAAAGCTAAAGGGTTTGTGGTGAAGTCGAAAAAATACGGTAAACGCCCAACAGCAAGTAAAACCGCCCCTCACCGGCAAGGGTTGATAAATAAAATCGGGGCGTTGCTGTATCAAAGCCAAAAGCCGTGGGATTACGCCCACGCCATTGCCAAACGCTCGTTTGGTATTGAGCGGGTGCAATGGCTGACAGATGATCAGTTGCATAAATTAGTGCAGATATTGGCGAGTTATAACCATAGGCACGGAATGAGTGTTAAATAATAAATTTATTGCATAGCCCACTTTAAATAGTGGGCTTTTTTGTGGTAGATTTTAGGTGTTTTTTAATCAACTTTTAAAGGTATTTAAAATGAAAGAACTGCTATTAACAACCTTATGCTTATTGTCGTTACCAGCAATAGCAATGACAGAAAAAGCTGAACAAGAAACAGCAAATGCTCTTGTAAGTGGTGATTATCAACAGTTAAGAAATGTAGCTTACGGAATGGAAACTGGTTCGTTTGGGCACGATCACAATCCTATTGCTGCTTGTGCTTTACGCCGTGTTATTTTGCTTGTTAATTCGGACAAGGTTGATATGACTGACTTTAACAACGAGGCGATTGCTTGCCGTAAAATTGAGGTTACAGATAATCAACAGGCTTGGGAAACTGCCTTTACCATTGCAAAATCCATTTCTGCAACCAAGAAAAAATAAATTTAGACCGCTTTCAAGCGGTCTTTTTTATTTACATAAAAAAATTTAAGAAAAAAACGAAAAATCACTTGCAATAGGTAATTATATTACTATAATGCACCCATAGCCAAACAGGAGAAATTAAAATGACAGATTACCAAAAACTTTTAAATGCTTTACTAAACGATGCCGATGAAGACTGCTTCGCTGTTTATGGTTTAAGAGCAACTACAGATGTGCATCAAGTTGGCGATGAATTAGGAAATTCTTTTGTTTGGGTCGATGGTGAAAAAACAGATGAAGAATTAGACGGCATTTGTACAATGGGAATCCAAAATGCAGATGAAGCAGGTTTGTTAAATGCTATTAAAAATCTAGGTCGTGATGCTTGCAAAAAATTTGATGTTGAATTTAAAGGTTTCCAGTCATACTGTGGGCAAAACTTTATCCTAGTTAAAGGCGATAGTGCAAGAGGCGGAGAAGATAAAGGCGAGAGCATTATTAGAAACCCTATCGTTGTTGCTGTATTTAATAGCTAGTTTAATGGAGGGAGGTGAATGATTGAAAACCCAGAGTTTGGATACACACCAAGCAACTTAAAAATGCTAAGAAAGCACCATAACCTCACACAAACAGAGGTAGCTAACATATTAGGGGTCGGGCAAAGAATAGTAATGCGGTGGGAGACAGAACTGTCATCAACCGCAGCTAGATCAGATATGCCGTACACAAAATGGGCTGAGCTTTTAAAAAATTTGCAAAAAAATTTTTAAGTAAGTATTACAGATTTGAATAACCCCCTTGGATAATGGCTTTCGTGGAAATTATTCAAGGGGATTTTTTATGTCTGAATTTGAAAGTGTCGAACATTATTTGCCGGAAACGGTGAAAGAAATTGTGGGCGTGATTGGTTTGCCGGCAACTGAAAAGCTAATCAAAGCCTTTGGTGGCTTTTCATTCCAATTTTCTAACGGAAAACTCTATTTTAATAAGCTCAAAGAGGTATTAGGGCAAGATGATGCAGTGAAATTACAGGCTTATATGGGAGCTTGCGAGGTCTATTTGCCACGTTGTGAAACCGCATTAAGAATGTTGCGTAATCAGCAGATTTATGCCGATTATTGTCAATTAACCGAGCAAGGAGGGCTAAGTGGCAGGCTTGCGATTATGCAAATTTGCCCTAAATACAGCGTGTGTGATCGTGTTGCGTGGGAGGCAGTACGATATTATCAGCGTAAGCATACCGTTTCGCAAGCTACCTTGTTTTAAGTGTGGAATCCTTTCGCCTGCTCCCCGTTGCTCTAAATCATTAAAGTCTCTTTAAATCATCATTGAATTTAAAGAGGCTTTTTTTATGACTGAACCTATCAAAAACAAGGCAACTATTGCTGACTTTAATCTTGCATTTGACCGTCTTATCGGACACGAGGGCGGTTATGTGAACGACCCGAAAGACCCCGGTGGCGAAACGAATTGGGGTATCACTATCCATACTGCCCGTGCGAATGGCTATACCGGCTCTATGCGTGCAATGAGCCGTGCGGATGCGAAAACTATTTACCTCAAAGCCTTTTGGCAACGTTATAACTGTGAGCAGTTCCCGCCTGAGTTGGCTTTTCAGTTTTTAGATGCGTGTGTAAACCACGGTTCGGGCAATGCTAGCCGAATGTTACAGCGAGCGGTAGGTGTGGCTGATGACGGCATTATCGGTAAAGTGACTTTGGCTGCGATTGAGCGTTATTCGGTTGCGGATGTGGGCTTGTTATTTCAGGCAGAACGCCTTGAGTTTTACACCAAACTCAAACACTTTGACCGTTTTGGTAGAGGTTGGATTAACCGAATGGCGGGTAATTTGCGTTATTTTGCCAAAGACACGGTGGAGGAATAATCGTGAAGCAATTTTTACTTGATTTAATTACCAATAAAGACGGCACAGCCAGCACCACTGGCTTTATTCAGTTTATGAGCTGGTTAGTGTTATCGGGCATTTTAATTCACGCCTACCTTTACGATAAGCCGTTTATTTCCGACTGGTGGTTTGCTTATGCTGGTATTTGTGTATTGGGTAGCCCAGCCACAAAAGGGGTGGTAAGTGCGTTAAAACAAAAAGAACGCTCAAGGGAGGCTGAAGAATGATTACTCAACAAATTGCAGGTGTGGTTGGTGTAGTAAGCACAATTTTAGCCTATGCCTTTTATAAAAGCTGGCAATTAAAGCAGGAGCGGAAACTTACCGCTACATTAAAGGCGGAAAAGCAGCAACAAGCGGTCGAAATTCAACAAAAAAATGCAGAGGTTAAAAATGCCAAAATTCAGCAAAAACACGTTAGTGAAACTCGCCGTATTCAGCCTAGTGCCATTGATGAGCAGTTGCACCAACACGGTTACTTCCGTGACGACAACGGGTTGCACGGCGTTCGGTCTGATTTACCCGAGCCGTGCGGACACAATGGAAACGAAACGCCAAGTGCTTGCACACAATCTGACCTATGAGGAAGTTTGCCAGAATGAAGTTAATTAAAAAACTCAGACAGCGTTGGCAACAATGGCGTTTTTATCGCCGCCGTCCTGACCTTGCAGAATTGCATAACGTGGTGCGTGCGGCGGTGGCACAAGGTAATCAACACCCGGTCGGGCGAGCCAAAAGGGGGCGTTATGATTGATGAAAAACTGTTTCAGATGCTGATCTCTTTTGTAGTTGCTCCGTTAGTGGCGTTTGTAGGCAAGGTCATATTTGATCGTATCAACCGCAATGAGCAAACGGTAAAAGAGCTAAAAGCAGAAATGGAGAGCAAATATCAATCCAAAGAGCTTGCCCACGAAGTGAATAGAGGGATTAAGGAAAAGCTGGACGATATTTTAGACTCGCTCAAAGAAGTAAACCAAAAACTTGATAAAAAGGCGGATAAGTAATGAGCCGTAAAAAACAAAAGCAAACCGATTCGGAAAAATTAGACCTGATTTTAGGTGGATTAAATGAGCTAAACGATAAGGTGGATAAACAAAACGAAGAAATCGAACGCTTACACCGTGAAATCCAAGCGACTAATCGTTTAGTGAATGAAATGGCACGTAAAAACCGCCGTGATGCTGTAGTTGCCGGTGGCTTGGGTGGTGGCATTGTTGCTGTGGGTTTTGAGTTGTTACGCCTGAAATTTGGAATGTAGAGGGCGTATGGCACACGATGTTGAAGTACAAAAAGCGGTTCGGCAAGCCTATGTGTTTGACCGTTTAAGCCTCGAAATGGCAGCAGAACGTGCAGGGGTATCATTCGGCACGGCACGGCGTTGGAAAGCGGCTGCTGAAAAGAACGGTGATAACTGGGAAAAAGCTCGTGATGTGCAAGCGATGGCAAGCGGTGGTATTGAGAATATCGCTCAAGGCTTGTTAGCCGGTTTTTTAATTAAGTACCGCACGTTGATGACGGAGCTTGAGGAAAACACCGAAATGCCAACCGCAGCTAAGGTTGAGGCATTAGCTGCTCTGGCTGATTCGTTTGCGAAGATGACGGCATCGAGCAAGAAACTATTGCCTGAAACAAGTGCAATGGCAACCGCTATGCGTGCGATTGAGATGATGGCGAATATCGTCAAAACCAAGAAACCGCATTTATTGCCTGACTTTTTAGAAATGTTAGATGAGCTAGAAGTGCAATTCAAAAAGGAGTTTAAGTAATGGCTAAGAAAAAACAAACTGTAGTGCATAAGCATTACTCTTTCCGTTGGATTGTCCAACTTGCTTGTATTTTCGGAGCAATAAAACTAATGCTCAACGGTACAGACGGTTGGGGCTGGTTGTTGCTTATCGCAGCTTGTATGTAATTTATGAAAATCAAAGAATTTGAAAAAGAACTGGAAGAATTACGGCGACAGTTACAACAAAATATCGAAGCGAGTTTTGAGGGTTGGGACGATAAACCACAAGCCATTAGCGAACGCCGTCAAAAGGTTTTAGACCCTGTTCACGGCTTTGAGTATTTTGTGCAGGCTTATTTTCCACACTATGTGCGGTCTGAACATAAATCACAGTTGCATCATTATCTCTTTGAGAATTTACCGCTTTCGGTAAGTGATCTTTCTAAGTCAGTCCGCCAAGCGATTGCAGCCCCTCGTGGCGAGGCAAAATCAACGATTTGTACGCAATTATTCCCGCTGTGGTGTTTAGTCCGTGATTTAAAAAGATACATCATTATTGCGATGGACACCAAAGAACAGGCATACAGTATGCTTGAAGCTATTAAAGTGGAAATTGAATCTAACCCTCGTTTAAGAATTGATTTCCCCGAGGTTGCACAAGGCAAGGTTTGGCGTGCAGGTGTCATTATGACGGCTAAAAAACAAAAAGTTGAAGCTGTGGGGGCTGGGCAAAAATTGCGTGGTCGTCGCCACGGAGCTTATCGTCCGGATTTAGTAGTACTTGATGATATTGAGAATGATGAAAGCGTAGAAACACCTGCACAGCGTAATAAATTGCATAACTGGGTTTTAAAAGCAGTTTTAAAACTTGGTGCTGCAGGTGAAAAGTTTGATGTTATCTATGTCGGCACAATTCTACATTATGACAGTGTGCTTAGCCGTATTTTAAATACAAAAGGTTGGCGGCGAGTTCGTTTTAAAGCCATTTTACGCTTTCCCGGCAATATGGCGTTATGGGACGAATGGGAAAATATATACCTCTCGGAAGAAGGGGACGATGACACTATGTCTGATCTCTTTTATCAACAGCATAAAGCAGAAATGGATAAAGGAGCGTTAGTCTCTTGGTTAGCTCGCCCTATCCTCTACTTGATGAAAATCCGTGCTAGTGATGGGCACTCAGCATTTGACTCCGAGTATCAAAATGACCCTGTCTCGGGTGATGATGCGATTTTTGCCAACAGTATCCAGTATTGGACGGAACTGCCTGATGACCTGATTTATTTCGGGGCGTTAGACCCCTCAATGGGGAAAGCTGGGGCAAGCCGTGACCCATCTGCAATTTTGGTCGGTGGCTATCATCGTGAGAGTGGCAAGCTCTATGTTGTTGAGGCACAAATCAAAAAACGATTGCCGGATTTAATTATTGAGGACGTGATTAGACTGCATTCGCAATATAACTGTCACCGCTGGTTTGTGGAGACGGTGCAATTTCAGGAGTTTTTGCAGACGGAACTGGTCAAGCGTTCTGCCCAGCGTGGTAAGCCGGTGCCGGCAACGGCAACCAAGCCGAACAGTGACAAGATGTTACGGATTGAGAGCTTGCAACCGCATATTGCCAACGGTTTGATTTTGTTGCACCGCTCGCAATCTACGCTTGAAAGCCAGCTTCGCCATTTTCCGAAAGCCGATCACGATGATGGTCCGGATGCGTTGGAAATGTTATGGCGAAATGCACTCAGCAGCTCTGCCCCGATTGAGTGGGAGAGTGTAGATGATTTTGACGGTGAGTATCGCAGTAAGTGGCGGCATTAATGTAACTCCCCTCTTTGCTAAAGAGGGGGACTATATTGAGCGTAACTAAGCTCTGAAAAGGAAAATTTATGAGCAAAAAGAAGCATAACAAGCAGATTAAACCGAATTTAAACCCGATTAAAAATCAAGAATTGCAGACGGATTTAGCCGAAATTACCGCTACAGGTCGGGTACTCTCCGACCATCCGAGCAATTTTATTACGCCTGCTAAAATGAAAGCGATTTTTGAAGATACGGAGAATGGCGATATTACCGCTCAACACGAATTATTTATGGATATTGAGGAGCGGGACAGCTCTATTTTTGCCAATATCCAAACCCGTAAGCGTGCCGCATTAGGCGTAGATTGGGCGATTGTTGCCCCTCGCAATGCCACACCGCAGGAAGAAAAACTGCGTGATGAGGTTGATGAGTTATTTTATCAGCTCGGCAACCTTGAAGATTTGGTGATGGACTGTATGGACGCTGTGGGACACGGTTTTGCTGCCCTCGAAATTGAATGGGCGTTTAACGGTAAATTGTGGTATCCGAACGCCTTTATCCACCGTCCTCAATCGTGGTTTAAGTGGGATAAGCACGACAATCTGTTGCTGAAAACCCGACAAAATACCGAAGGTGAGCCATTACGAGAATTTGGCTGGGTGGTGCATACGCATAAATCCCGCTCCACACAGGCGGCACGCAATAATTTATTCCGCTCGCTGGCTTGGCTGTATATGTTTAAACACTACTCTATCCACGACTTTGCCGAGTTTTTGGAGCTGTATGGTATGCCTATCCGCATTGGTAAATACGGTGCAGGGGCAACACCAAACGAAAAACAAACGCTTAAACGTGCATTAGCGGAAATCGGACACAACGCTGCCGGAATTATGCCGGAGTCGATGAGTATTGAGTTGCATAACGCCGCTAATGCAGGCGGTGCAGCCGGCAATAATCCGTTTTTGCAAATGGTGGATTGGTGTGAGAAGTCTATCGCCCGCTTGATTTTGGGGCAAACCTTAACCAGCGGTGCAGACGGCAAAAGCTCTACCAATGCACTCGGCAATGTGCATAACGAAGTGCGGCGTGATTTGTTGGTGTCGGACGTGAAACAGCTGGGGCAGACGTTTACCCAACAAATTATTCTGCCGTTTCTGCAAATTAATTTTGGCAATATCGACCCAACCCGCATTCCGAGTTTTGAGTTTGATACCAAAGAGCCTGCCGACTTGGCGTTATTTGCCGAGAGCTTGCCGAAATTGGTGGATATTGGAATGCCGATTCCGGTGCAGTGGGCGATGGATAAACTCGGTATTCCCGAAGCTCAAGAAAATGAAGCGGTGTTAGGGCGTTCTGCCCCGCCACAAGCGGTGGGGTTATCCGCAAATTTTCCGCAAAAAATGACCGCTTGCGAATGCGGTTGTGGGGGCAAGGTTCACGCTTTGTCGGCCCAAACCAAAACGGGCATTAAAGAGCAAGATGCCTTAGATGATTTGGCAGACGAGGCTTTTTCCGTGCCGGATTTTAACGCCCAATTTGACCCCATCACGAAAAAGGCGGTGGCGGTGGTAATGGCGTGTAGCTCTTATGATGAGGCAGCAGAAAAATTGGCGGCAGCCTACCCTGATTTAGTGAGTGAAGAACACGACCGCTATTTAGCGAATGCGTTATTTTTGGCGGATTTATTAGGGGCTGCGAATGCAGAAAGTTAATTTTGCCATTGGACTAGAGCCTAAGCAGGCGATTGAGTTTTTACGGCAGAAGAAGTTGCTTGCGAATAAAGTGTTTAAGCAGGAATTATTTGATTCTGCATTGGGGCGAGCCGCCACCATTAGCAAGCTCACTAGCCTTGAAATGACCCGTGATATTTATGAGTCGATGGAAAAAGCACGGCGTGAGGGGAAATCCTTTAATGAATGGAAGAAAACGCTTACGGCAGAATTTGAACGGAAAGGCTGGGTGTATGGACACGACAAGGCGATTAGTCGTGGCATTGATGGCAAACTGCTTGCCGACCCGAAAACCGGCGAGCATTTCGGCACGCCTCGCCGCTTGAATACGATTTATCGTACCAATATGCAACAGGCTTATTCTGCGGCTCGTTATCAGCGGTATATGGATAATGTGGATAATCGCCCTTATTGGCAATATTCGGCGGTAGGCGACCAACGCACCCGCCCTGCTCACCAAGCATTACAGGGTAAGATTTATCGTTATGACGATCCGTTTTGGGCGACTTTTTATCCGCCGAACGGCTTTAATTGCCGTTGTACCGTGATTGCGTTAAGTGAGCGGGATTTAAAGCGTAAAGGGATTGACGAAGTCGGCAGTAGCGAGCCGTTTTTAGTGAAGGCAAAACGACCGAAAGATAAGTTAGGCAACCAAGAGGAAACCATTGGCTTTAAATTGGCTGATGGTACGGTGCGATTGGCTGATAAAGGTTTTGATTATAATGTGGGGCGTTTAACCTATAAGCCGAATTTGGATTTATACCCTGAAAAGCTGGCTTACCAATTTACCAAAGCAGAAATGAGCGGTGGTGAATTTAAGCAGGCGTTTAACAAGTTAGAAGAGGCTGTGGCACTTGCCAAAGATGGGGCGAAAAAACTCTCGCCTGATGAGATGGTTAAAGTGCGAAATGCCCTTAATCAAAACTTTAAATTTGCTGCTGGTCGGTTAAGTGAGGAAACACAACGCTTAATCGACAGTAAAGTCGGCACGGTATGGCTTTCGGATGACACACTGATTAAGCAGTTTTATAGCCGTGAGGGGCAGGATTTTGGGTTTGATGTGTATGCAAATATTCCTGATGTAATTTTTCAGCCTAATCATATTTTGCAAGAAGGCAAAAATTTCAGCTTTATACGAAACTTTGAGCATTATCGTATTCTTGTTGTGGTGAAATACTTAGAAGAGTTTGGTGAATTATTTCTGGTATCAACAAGGGAGATTGGACAAAAAGAATTGGATAAGCTGCTGTTGAAAAATACGGTTATTAGGTAAGGCTCCCGGTCACTTACACACGCTCTCGGTCATTTGAGCAGGACTTGCCATCTCAAATAGGCTGCGGCAGGGAGATTATCACCGCTTTTCTAATAACCGTAAAAGGAATATACCCCTGTTTATTTTAAAAATCAACTTGCAAGGTTAAAAATGATTGAAATCCAAATCCACGGCATTGATGAAATTATTGCCACGCTTAACCGTATTGCTGCTAAAACGGCAAATAAAACAGACTTGATGCGGAATATTGCCGGCAAAATGGAATCGGCGGTACTGACCAATTTTGATGAGGGCGGTCGCCCGAAATGGCTGGGTATAAAACATCGGCAAGGCACGCCGTTAGTTGATACGGAAAATTTAATGGGCAGCATTACTGCTGATTATAATAATGATTCGGCGATTGTTGGCACAAATGAGCCTTATGCTGCTATTCATCAATTCGGTGGTATGGCTGGGCGTGGGCGTAAAGTAAAAATTGAAGCCCGACCTTTTTTACAATTAACCTCGCAAGACAGGCAAGATATTTTGGACGATGTGCAAGCCTACTGGCAAAAACTGCTGGATTAAGCGATAAGATAATCGCCACAGATAGCCCCTAAATCGCTCTCTGTGGCGTTTTTGTTTTTTTATGGTGATTTATCATTCCAACTTTTTAAAATTTTTTAAAACGGATTTAAAGCGTTTTAAAATGGGTTACATTCCTCGCTGAATACAAGCGGTTGTTTTTTTCTGAAAATTTGCAACTTGTGGAAGTTGCTCCCCGTTACTCTTTTTTCTCAATCTTCTATTCTTTAGCCTCATTAATTTGTTTTGAGGTGTTTTTGTGTTTAAGCATAAATTCAAACTAAACCCCATTGCATTGAGTTTTAAACTCAACCAAGAGGCAAATGGACGTATTCAACTTTTCCCTTTTGGTTGGTTTGAGGCTCAAGACGGGCGTGGAGGACGTTGGTATGTAGGTGACGAGAATGGCTATGCGTTAGCCGATGATATTAACAACACTGCGATTGATCTGATGATTGATTATGAGCATCAGACCCTGTACATCGCCGAGAACGGCAAAGGCAACCCTGCTGCGGGTTGGATTACCAAGGCGGAATATATCTCGGGCGAAGGCTTGTTTGCGGATGTTAAGTGGACACCACAAGCGACCCAAGAGATTAAAGACGGCGTTTATCGCTATCTCTCGCCACTGTTTTTGACAGACGGCAGCGGAATGGTAATTAAGGTACTTAATGCCGCCTTAACTAACCGCCCTGCCTTGCATAATCTGCAAGAGGTGGTTGCGATGTCTAGCCAATTTGCCAAATTTTTAACCCCCGAAGAGGAAAATCCAAAAATGAAAGAACTCTTAATTAAATTATTTGCATTGTCGGCAAATGCGACCGATGAGCAGATTACCGAAAAACTGACCGCACTTGAGAAAGCCAAAGGCGACAGCCCGGTGGCGTTAAGTGATGTTTATACCGAGCTGGCAAAAGAGAAAAGCCAAGTGGTTGCACTCTCTGCCAAAGTGAATCACCCTGACCCGGCGAAGTTTGTGGCGTTAAGCGACTTGCAAGCAGTGCAAACCGAGCTGAACGGCTTAAAACAGCAAATCAACGATAAAGAGCGTGATGCGTTAATTCAAACCGCTCTTTCTGACGGTCGGTTATTGCCGGCTCAAAAAGCGTGGGCGGAAAAGCTCGGTAAGCAAGATTTAGTGGCTTTATCCGACTTTTTGAAAACGGTAACACCTAACCCCGCTTTAGCAAGTACGCAGTCGGGGGGTGAAGACCCGAACAAAGGTACGGAGAAAGTGGCGTTATCTGCTGCGGAAATTGCAGCAGCAAAATCGCTTGGTTTAAGCGAAGCAGCTTACATTGAAAAATATAAAACAGAGGAATCCAAGTAATGTTTAAAAAATCTGAATTATTAAAAGCACTTGATACTGCATTTCGTAAAGAATTTAGTGCTGGTTTAAAAGTGCTTGAACCACAATGGGGAACGGTTGCAATGAAGGTAAGCTCCAGCACCGCTACTAATACCTATGCTTGGCTGGGACAATTCCCGAAAATGCAAGAGTGGGTGGGCGACCGTCAAATTAAAAATATGCAAGCACAAGGAATGACGATTGAGAATAAATTATTTGAATCAACCGTTGCTGTGCCTCGTACTGCCATTGAAGATGACCAAGTGGGCTTATTTACCCCAATGGTGAAACAAGCGGCACAAAGTGCGGCTGAATTACCTGATGATTTGGTATTTAGTTTGTTGAAAAAAGGTAAGACAACCCTTTGCTATGACGGGCAGAACTTCTTTGATACCGATCACCCTGTTTATCAGAATGTTGATGGAACTGGCACAAGTAAAACACAAAGTAATATCACCACAGGCTCTGCCAGCGGTAAGCCTGCGTTCTATGTGCTAGATGATAGCCAAGCCATTAAGCCGTTAATTTGGCAAGAACGTACTACACCTGAAATTGAAACGAAGTTTGATCCAAGTGAGTCAGACCACGTCTTTATGAAAGACCAATATTTATGGGGTGTGCGTGCTCGTGGTAATGCCGGTTTTGGTTTCTGGCAGTTAATTCACCGTGTTGAAGATAGTGAGTTAAATAGTGAAACCCTTGAAAAAGTATTAACTGCAATGCGCACCTTAAAAGGCGATGGCGATAAGCAGTTAAATATTCGCCCGACCACTTTGCTTGTGCCACCTTCGCTTGAGTTTGCTGCACGCAAATTACTCGAAGCAGAATTAATTGACGGCACAACCAACACCTTAAAAGGTGTGTTAAAAGTGGTAGTGAATCCATTTATTGCTGAATAAGTTTAATGTTGGGCGTAGCAATACGCCCATTTTGAGAGGGTAGCAAAATGGCAAAACCAAAGAAAAATGACAATGAAGCTTTGAACACAAACGAAAACACACCGCTTGAAGATAAGGTGAATGAACAGCCTGAAGATAAAACGGATGAACAACCTAAACCGCCTGAAAGTGAAACTAAGCCTGATGACGGTGCTTTGATAAATCCTATTGCTTTTGAAGTTAAGCTCAAATCTATCCACCCACAAGCCACCTATGGGCGTTGTGGCTACCGTTTTAATAAAGAAACGGCGGTAGAAATTGCTCGTAAAGCCTTGAGTGATGAACAAATTATTACCTTAGCCAACGACCCTTATTTGGAGTTTGTACCTGTTGTTGAGGGCGATGCGTAATGTATGCGTTGGTTGATGATTTCGTTTTGCGAATTGGCGAACAGGAATCCATTGAGCTAACCGACCGTGAAATGGTAGGCGTGGTTGATGAAGCGACTCTTGAAGTAGCTTTAGCGGACTCTTCCAGCCAAATTGATGGCTATTTAAGTGGGCGTTACCGTCTGCCATTAAAGACTGTACCGCAAAATTTAAAGCGTATTTGCTGTGATTTGGCTCGTTATCATTTAACCAGCAAATCATTAGTAACGATGACCGAAGAGGTGGAAAACCGCTACAAACTTTGCTTAAAAGAGCTGGAAAACATCTCTAAGGGCGTAGTGTCGTTAGCGGTTGATGAAACCAATGAGGAAGAATCGGCTACTGGCGAAAATACAGTGCAGTTTTTTAACGGGGGCAACCGTATTTGGGGGCGTGATAAGCGATGATTAGCAAAATTGAGCGTGCTTTGATTGAGCGTTTAACGCTGGGCTTAGGCAAAATGGTGTATGCCGTTGCTGGGTATGCCGGGGAAATTAACGATGAGAAGTTAGATGTTCTCCGTTTGCCTGCTTGTCTTGTCTCTTATGGTGGCTCGGCGTTCGAGGCGAAATCAATGGGAGTAAGAGGTAAACGCTATCAAGCCACTGATGTGTTTGTGGTGTTGGTTATTACTCGCTCAATGCGAAATCAGACTGCTGGGCGTTTAGGTGGGGTAACAAGTCGTGAGGTGGGGGTTAATCAGTTGCTGGGAGCGGTGAAAACCTTATTGATTAACCAGACTTTAGACGGTTTAGTCCACCCTATCCAGCCTAAGCGAATCCGCACGATTTGGAATAATGCGGAAGTGAAGAAAGAGAAACTCTCTGCTTATGCTATTGAGTTTGAAATCAGCTACAACGAGTGCAATGTGCTTGATGATGGTAGATTCCCCGAAGGGGTTGAGCCGAATGAGCAAGTCTTTAAGCAGTATCAAGGCAAGCTAGATGAACCGCAAGGCGATTTATCGGGCTTTAATAATCGGATTTTTGACCCGAATAACAATGCCGAAACGGCATTTAGAACAGAATTTAAGGATGGTGATTAGATGTTAAAAGTGAAAGCCGCTAAAGGGGTGCGTGTGCCGGTAGAAAACCGACCGCATCACTATATTGAACAAGAGGCAGTAGAGGTTGAAAACACCCTTTACTATCAACGCCGCATTGCGGATGGCGATTTGATTGTCGTCAAAGAAACCAAATCCGCTAAAGAAACAGGGGGCAAATAATGTCAAAAATTGAATTTGAGAAAATCCCGAACAGTATTCGCAAACCAAGTGTGCTGACCGAATACAACAACAAAGATGCAGTAACCACCTTGCCGACCAATGAGCAAGAGGTGCTAATTGTTGCACCAATGCTAAACGGTGAGGCTGCTTTTACTGCTCCGCAAAAGATTTTTAGCGATGTGGAGGCGGAAAATTTATTTGGTAAAGGCTCGGTAGCTCATTTAATGGTTCGCCAAGCAATCCAAAATAATCCGCTAATCCGTTTAACGGTGGTGGGCTTAAAAGACCACGAGGCAGGTATTGCAGCAACAGGGCAAGTTAGTTTTACCGGCACAGTAACTTATGCCGGTGTGGTGCGTATTACGATTGCCGGCACAGCTTACGAAGTTGCAGCCGCAAAAGGCGAAGAAGCACAGGCGATTGTGGCTCGTTTAGTTAATGTGATTAATGCGGCGAGTTATAGCCCTGTGGTGGCAAGTGTGGAAAGTGAAACGACACTTAAACTGACCTCAAAAGCAAAAGGCGAAATCAGCAATGAAATCACGCTTGCAACACGCAATACAGCAACAGGTTTAACCCTTGAGGCTCGTGCGTTTGATAACGGTCAGCGTAATGCCCTAATTGCTCCGGCGTTGGCGAGTGTTGCCGGTACGCATTATAACGTGATTATTTCGCCGTTTTCAGATGATGAAAATGCCCTTGCCTTGCGTAGCCATTTAGAATCGGTTTCTGCCCCGATTGAAGATAAACCGGCTATTGGTGTAATGGGCTGGCGTGGCACTTATGCCACCGGCACAACCTTAACCGCAAGCCTTAACAGTGAGCGAATTATTGTAGGCTGGTATAAGGGAGCAACCGAATCAAATGCAATGATTGCGGCAGGGCTTGGTGCGGTAATTGCCGGTGAAGAAGATCCGGCTCGCCCGTTAAATACCCTTGAAGTTAAAGGCTTAACGGTCGTAGATGACTCGCAGAAACCGTTATTTAGCGAAGTAAACCAAGCGTTATATCACGGTTTAAGCCCGATTGAGGTGGTGGCAAGCCGTGTGCAGATTACCCGTGCGATTACTACATACACCAAAAACGTGACGAATACTGATGACCCAAGCTATTTGGATTTAACCACCATTCGTACGCTTGACTATGTGCGTAAGGCAATCCAAACCCGTCAGCGTTTGCGTTTCCCTCGT